CGTTCGTCAGGCAGAGTCCATGCCTTCGACATCGTCTTACCAGACTTTGAAGGAATACGGCACTGCTCGCCGTCAAGCATACGATGCACTGTAGAAAGCATCTGAGCACTCTCGACGATCATCTTCACGACATGCTTGTCACACTGTAATTGTGCTGCTTTGACAGGATCACTGTCAAGAATGAATAAATTCACGGCCACATTTCCTTATCGTTTAACATTTCATCGCGTTCCTCTGGAGTAATCTTATTGGTAAGGATACCATACACTGTAACTCCAATAATGAACACTATAAAAACGAAAAGATTCATATTCCAGCTTTCTTTACAAGATCTTTATATCCACGCCACGATGGATGGATATCATCAGGTTGAACATACGATGTAGCAATGATACGATCTCCGTAACTTACAGCGATGCTTTTCACTACGGCATTCACCTTAGGTTTACAAAAACCTTTGTTACAAGGAGGCATAATCCATACTACATTTCCTACCTTAATACGAGTTCTAATTATTGTCAACTCTTTTTTTGTATTCACGCCGGAATGATCGTTTGTTCCAAGACTAATCACGATTGTCTTGGCTTCAAGCGGAGTCTTACCCCACTTCTTATTCCACTGCCATGTGTTATATCCGCCCTTCGAATATGATACACATTCTTTCGGAGCAAACATTTTAGTACCAACGGCGATCGAGTCGCCCATAATTAAACATTCTAACATTATACTTGTATCCCTGTTACTTGTTTCAGATATTGTGTAGCAACCTGTGCACTCGTTTCAGTAGCACCGACGATCACAGTGTCAGAGATAACGACGTTGTTATCAGGAGCTGACATCATCCATGGCATCATCGCAAATCCTTGTGGTCCCATACCAACTGTACGAGGCTTAATGAGCTCGGTGACTCCGTCTTCTTGCTTGACACGAGAGATCAACTCTTCGCCCGACATGAGCTTAATTGTATATACTTTATTCTGTTCCATTATTTTCTACCTCATAACGAATATTTGTGCCTTTCCAGACTTTGATACCAAGCCCATCGTATTCCCAGTCACGTAGATCAGGATCAAGTTCTTTCATATCTGGTTTCGGAGTATCATAGACCACTTCGTGCACATACTTAAACTTTTGTTCGTCTGACCATTCACGAAGATAATCATTGTCCTCGTCAAATACACGAAGATACTCTGCATCATCGATTACGCGAGCAGAAGTGACTAACTCGTCGATATGCATCTGAGAAAACTCTTCCGCCTCATTCATCGTGACTGTGTCTTTTGCATGTTCAGCACTCTCACAATCGACAACATATCGAATCCGATGCATCGAGATTGTTTCTACAAGATACTTAGGCATCGTCTTTCAATCCCATTTCTATCAACTGATCAGGAGTTGAGTACCATTTTAGCACAATCTCAAGCGCGTCGATATGTTTTTGGATCTCTATATCATCAGCTTCCTGATCATCCCATACAAAGATGTGATGATTTGCTCCAAGATCTCGACGCAAAGTATCCCATGTATCACGAAGTTGGTCAACAACAATCTTATCAGCCATTTCATAAGTTAAATCAATCGTATACTTACTCATTTCACTTTTCCTTTTCAACAATAATTGAACAACATTTACCACCAAACCCAAACGAGTTGACAAGAACTTTCTTGACGTCAGTCTCGATGTTCTCCATCACCACATCCATATCAGTGTCTTTGCAACCAGCGGTATGAGGAATCACACCGTTCTGAATAGACAGTACACTGTAAATCGTTTCAAGTACACCTGCTGCAGCGAAAGTATGTCCAATTTTTCCTTTATTGGAATATATCGGCGCATCGGTAAACTCGCGAACCACATTGTATTCTGAAATATCTCCAAGCGGTGTACTCGTGCCATGCGAGTTGATGCTATCAACACCTTCAAGATTCAGTTTTTCAAGGCATGCTCTTGCTCCTGTGCCAGAAGGAGAAGTTGGATCGAGTGCATCAGAAGCGTTTGCGACTCCAGTAATACGAGCATAAATCTTCGAACCCATCTCTTCAGCTTTCTTACGAGACTGAAGAATGATGCAACCTGCGCCTTCTCCCATAATAAAACCATCACGATTTTTATCGAACGGCATTGACTTCGTACCGATAGCTCGCATTGCAGAGAAAAAGCCTAAGTCAAGATCATTTACTCCTGCATCAGAACCTCCTACAATTACATAGTCATATTCATCAAGAAAACGCATGGCATAATCGATGCTTACGAGACCGGTAGCACAAGCAGAATACACACACGTGTTGATACCGCGATAGCCATACTTAATAGAGATATTACTACACAAATAGTCGATAGTAATCTTAAGCCCTTGCTTCGGCTTCAGCGGCTTTCCAGATGCCCGCGCGCGGGCCTTCGAAGTATTTCCACCAGTCAAAGTCGAAAAAACTACACCAACATTAGAAGAGTGCGGAAGTCCTGCCATATGAAGAGCTTGTTCGACAGCATGCATGCCATAGTGCACAGTACGATTAGTAAAATTTTCGTCTATTTCTATTTCAGGATACATTCCATATTTAACTTTATTGCCGTATCCTTCGTGGATGTGTGGATCAACAAGTTTATGGAAGTCTCGATCATTAAGCATATTCTCCCAACAATCGATGGGATTATCGCCTAAGGCGTCGATCATTCCAAAGCCGACGATACATGCTTCCTTCATTCTACAACTTTCTTATAACGATTAATTGTTCCATCGGCTTCTTCGACCATAATCTCATCCATACGAGGATTATGAGCTAGAATTCTTTGTTCATGATCTGCAATGATCTTACCGGCTTCACGAAGAGTACGCATCACAGCATTAGCAATTCCAAACTTATTGCGGCCGGTATTTCGCGCTTCTTCAACCGCATCAGCACTGTCGCGATACAACTCATCGGACAACGACCAAGATAAGTCGACAGCATTAGCAAAATCTCCTACGCGCCGAAGATATTCTTGTCCTCCGTCGACAGAAATAGCTCCACATGTGCAAGTTACAAAGTCATGACGATGCTTTGAGACGATAAGGTCTCCACATGACAAGCAATTTACTGCATTTTGAACAATCATTCTGCTATCACCTTTTCGTGCACTTGTGTAATGTGCTTACACTTATTATAGAAATTAAAACCAGGACAGTCACACACCCAACCTTGATCGAGCATCGTGACGTGATACTGTTTGCCTTTACAGTTTATATATGGCCATGTCAGACCAACCAAATGATGATCGTAAAAATTGATACCAGCCATTGCAAGCGGCGTGCGAAAGGCGGAATAAGTTGGCGTATGGTCAATCATAGGTTCACCTTACTACAAAAATTTAATTTTGTAAACCCCCTAAAGCGAGAAGAATCAAAATAATAAAAAGAAAACCATAGAGGGCAAATCGAAAAAAAATCTTGGCGACCTTAAACCCGACCCAAAGGAAGAAGCCTAAGATCGCCAAGAACGGCAACGATGAGAGGAGGAACACGATGCTCAACCGCGTCTCTTACCAGTTGCCGGATCGGCCGCTTCAGACTTGGAAAGGACAACAAGTCCGCCTTTGTTATAGGCTTGGCCGATGATATAATTGCCGCTGACGGCAAGCTTTTCTTTCTCGTAAGAGGAATTCTTTGCGTAGTGTACACCGATCTCGTTCTGAGATGGGTACTTTTTACGATGATCTGATACGTTGTAATCAGGCATCGGTGTGCCACGAAGCTTAGGCTTATAGTTGCCAGCACGGTACTGCTGATATTCTTCGAACGTCTTTGGCTTAACACCAATACGCTTGCAAAACTTACAGTCTTCGAGCCAAGCCAAACCAATTTTGGTATACTTGGACGTCGTCATTTTAGACTTACGCTTGCCATGATGAGTGGTAGTGTAAGCAGGACCAAGAAGATGCATTGTCATAATATAATTTCCTCCTGATTCTGGTATACACTACCACCGATTAATTGTACATGCTTACTTTACGTTGACGATACCCTTAAAGTCGTAAGGAACGATAATGGTAGAAACCTTACCTTCCTTCACGGCTTCGGCGATCGTCACGAGAGCAGTTGCTTCCATGTACTT